CAATAACAGTATCAAGAAACTTTACAATTTGATTTCTACAATCTTCTGTAACTTCACTAGGTACATGTTTGATTTTTGAGGTATCACAACCAAGTCTCTTTGCTGTATTTTCATCCAATGCACCTTCGGTATCAAAGTATGCAATATGCATTCCCTTTTTATGTTGTGCATTTGCCATGACTTTGTTTACCATCAAAGTTTTTCCACATGATTCAGGTCCTACAAACCCAGTTAATCTACCCATTGGAATTCCGCCATAGAGTGAACCAGAGATAATTGCATTTAACGCATAAGATCCTGTATCAATCCAATCATTTACGCTTGATAGACTTCCATCATCAAGAAACGCTGCTTCTGGATTTAAATCCGATAGCACATTAAATGCATCTTCGATGCTTCCGCTTTTAACTTCTTCTATTTCGTCGTTTTTCTTTTTAGCCATATAATATATGATAACAAAAAACCCACAATAGTCAAATACTATTGTGGGTTTTCTACTGGTTTCTTTTGATCAGATTACGATTTACTCATCAAAAAGGTTAATCACGCTTTGATTGGCTCCACCTGATGGTTGGGCAGCTGGTGCTGAAAAGTTGTTGGACTTATTGAACATCTGGCTATATTGAGCCTGGAGTCTGAAATCGAGAGCATCAATATCAGTTGTGCTGATACGATTAGCATCGTAATTTACGGTTACGTCACCTGACTTATCACCGAGAAACTCTCTAAAGAAAAGTGGAAGAAGTTGAACTGACATCTTGCCTTGGCTATAAGCAGGAATAACATGAAGAACAACAGGGTTCTTAATCGAAACCTTCGTGGTATCGGTTGTTGTTACGGTTTCACCAAGAATGGTGCGACCTACGGAATCTAATATTACGGTTAATGATGTTGTTGTATTTGACATATAATAAATTTAACACACTTTATAACAAAATCAATAACAAATTATGAAAATAATGAAATTAAATCATTATACTCCTCGCAACCGATTTCTGGTGTAGGCCATCCGATAATATTAAAAATTCTTGTGACAACTGGCATTACTGTTTTTTCAAACATCATCTTGTAGTCTGGTTTAATGTATGCTTGAATTTCTGTTGGTAATTCATCAGCAAATGCAAATGCCTCATAACCAAATTTATTTTTCTTGCAGTAAAAAACTTTTATTTTAGATCCAGTTTGGATTGGATGATATTTGTTTGTGAGGTTTAATTTCTTTAAGAGGATATTAAAATAAATTGCCGCTTTTGTATGGCCTTGTGTACCCTTTGCTATCTGATCATCGATGACTTTATCTTGGTATTCTTTAAGTTTATTTACCTTTTTTCTAATTGCGATAGCGTCCACAGGAAGATTGCAGAATTGTTCATACCCATTTTGAAATAATTGATTAGCTTTCTTTCTATCCTTGGAAAGAATTGCGGATTCAACGATAGATTTAATTAATTCCTTGATCTCTTTTGAAATTTTTGATGTAGCAACTTCAATTCCTTTATATAAAAATTCATTAGTTGGTACACCTTCACTATCCAAGATATGAAGAATGTAATATTTTTTTGCTTGTAGTAGAGCAGCATCACAAATTTTTTCTCTCTTGAAGAAATACCTTGGATCTGTTGTCTTTAATTCTGCTCTCGCCCACTCATTAATCTTCTCATTAAGATATTTTCCAATATCTTTGATCATTTCTGATGCTTCTGGTGTTATGTCGCTACCATTATTTGACAAAATAATATTATTTTTGGAAAATAATTTATTAAAACTGAAGTATACGCTATCCGTATCCGAATATACACAAATATCATGAAGGTTTCCGTCAAATCCTTTACTCGTTGCATACTCGTGAACAAGTTTTGCACCAGTTTTAACCACCGCCTGACCTGTTAGGGTAACACTTTCAGCATGTTCAATATCAAAAAGTGGGGAATATATGTTTGAGAATACACCATAAATGGAATTAAGAAGAGTTTTATACACGTTTTGTAATGTATAGTTATCATTTACTTCTTCCTCTAGTATTCTCGCTTGTTTTTCGTCTGATGTTTTGGCTAGTTTCTTCTCTGCCTCTAACATTTTATTCTTTGCCGCAATTCTTTCGCTGTAAAGTTTATCAATTAGCTTCGGAACAACACCTTTTACCTTTTGAGTATAAAGAATATTTGCTTTCGTAATTGAAAGTTGTTGATCAGCGACAAATTTTTTGAAATTATCAACTGTAAATGTCATTGATTTGTGATTTGAGAACGTTACCTCAAACTTATCGTCTTCAAATTTGGTGATCTTACCAATTTTTGTCTCTGGTGAGATGTTTAAAGTAATAATTGTGTTTGGATATAGACTATTTGCATCGTAGGTGATCAAATCTTCGTATAAACCTGGCACTGGTTCGTAAACATAACCACCTGCAAATGATTTCTTCTCTCTTTTATCTTTAAATGTTGGGATTATATAACCATCTCTCATTGCTTGGTGCGCAACTGCACCAGTAATTACGGAAACCTTTGCCAGTGCCTTTGTAAATGGCACAAAACCTCTATAAGAAAGGTTACGAATGAGTTTGAGATACTTTAATTTCTCATCCAGTTTGATTAAGATGCGAACGTCCTGAATGTTATAGTCAACAAACTTCATCCAATCTTCGTCAGCAAGCCTAGAAAGCGAATAACTACCAACTGCAACCTTTCCTTCTCCTAATTCATACTCACCGATATAATTCAAACCATAACTTTCACGATCTCCCATCGAAAAAGTTTGATAAACTTCCATGTAATCCAAGATACTAATACCATGAATGTACCAACGATCAATTGCTTGACCTAATTTGTTAACCGAAACCTTTTCTCTAAATTGAATTCTACCAACAGGAGACAATTCTCTTGGTTTACTCTCGTCTTCCCAGACTTTTGCAATTCTATTGATAATATATGGAATATCGTAGTTGTCTATGTTCCATCCAGTAACAACATCAGGGTAATCCTTCTTCCAAAACTTCATAAATTGGATTAAAAGATCCTTTTCGGATGTACATTTGGTATATCTTACATTTTCTTCCAAGGTTGCATAAGTTTTACAACCAAATGTATAAAACTTTTCGCTTAATGAATCATAAATCGTAATAAGATTGATTGGATCATCGGCATCCGAGGCTTTTGAAAAGCCTGTGCCATCAGAATACGTCTCAATATCAATATAAAAGATTTTTAATGGTTGTTTTCCGTATTCTGACTTGTCTACATCGTTTCTAAAGTTATCAAGCAGAAATTGTTGATCAGTTCCAAGATTATAAAACAATCTTTCAATCGGAGTTTCTTCTACAAACTTGTTTCTGGCTCTTTGGTTGTTAAATTTAACCTTTTTAAGAGTTGAATTGAAAATTGACCTACCATCACAACCATTTTGTGATTCAATATAGAGATATGGCTCATATGAGCATAGAACCTTTGTTCTATTGCCGTCTTTATCCCAAGTAAAGAGGTGAATTACCTCATTATTGTTGTCATAGTAGACGTTTCTATAAGCCATTACTCAATTATGCAGTAAACCACTGCACAAATCAAGAAATATCTTGGTCAGGATTGAGTTCAATGAGTCTTGGAGCCTTTTCTTTTCTTTCCTTTGAACCAAAATCAGTGAAATATAGTGCTTCATATTCATCCATGTGATCTTCAAGCCATAAACCTTCGGTAAACTGTCTAGCTTTTTCTGATTCTGCCATATATCTGTCAAAATCAGAAGTTAAATAGTGCAATTGATCAATTAAATCATCTCCGTTATTGAATTTATGCTCTGCTTCGGCATACGTGCAAAGATTCTGATATGCACCTGGCAATCCTAATCCACCAGCTTCAATCATTTTGATGTTACTCTTTGATTTATTGAAGATATTATCAATTAATGGAGCAAAAACCGCATTGCAATTAGCATCAACAAGACCCTGTGGGTAATTTGGAAGCGGAGACCAATCAAGGAACTCCATTTCACCGTTATCAATGTATGGTTTTACTGCTAATGGGAAACAACCCTTCCAAACAAATTTAAATTTCTTACGAGCCTTGATAATTGAGTCAACAACATGATGGAAATCATCCTTGAGACCTGTTCTATTGAGAACATCGATGTGTGTACCCGATCCTGAATAAAGGATACGAGGTCTTTTCTTATTTTCATCAAATAATCTTTCGATTTTTTGCTTATCGTAGAATCTATCAAGCCAAAACTTGGGTGCATAGTTAGGAATAACCGTAATATTCTTATTTCCTGTCTTTTCCTGATAATATTCCTTCATGAATGGGCAAGTAACGGTAATTTCATCCATCATTCCCATAATTTCTAAAATACTATCGATAATTGTTTGATCACAGAATGCATCCTTGCAACGATTATAATCTGGGATGTCATCTTTGAATACAATATCATCAACTTCGTAAATTAAACGGAATCCCATCTGTTTACTTGCCTTCTTAAGCTCTTTAATGAAGTCTCTTTGAACTGGAGTTGCTTGTCTTTGCATTCTGATAGCTTTTACGCTTTGATAAAAGCGTACATCCATTACCATGCATGTTAAACCAGAAATACAAGCCTTCTGGTATTGATTCAGCATGAATTCAGGCCAGATCATTCTCCAAAAACCACAGCCACCGTAATCAGCATAGTAGTTTAATGCTCTTGGAAGGGAGCTTTCTGGCATTTCAAGTGGCGGAGGCGCAGGAACACTAACTGGTTTTAATGATACATGCGAATAAACAGGCATTCCTAGTGGTAAACCATGTGGTGGATTTGGTATACCTGTATAAGTTGGTGCATATTCAAAAGTAATTCCGTTATTTAATGTGGGAGACGATGTTTGTTCCTGTTTAAGTTTAAGTGCCACATGTAAATTTATAAAATTGTTTTAATATATCAACTAATAATCTTTGTAACTCCATTTTCTTTCTCAAGAAGAATTACATTATCAATATTTGCCATATCAGAAGATTTGTGACTAACAATATAAACTGATTCATCGTATTTTACAACCTTTTCTTTTAATAATTCAAGAATCTTATCGGTTCCCTTTTGATCTAATGCAGAATCAATCATTTCATCATAGATATTCAGAGAATATGATGTTCCAGTTTGGCTTCTTAATAAATCTTGGAACATAAATAGGATTGCTGTATCAATTCTTTTTCTTTCGCCACCACTAAAATTGAAATAAGAACATTCCTTGCCATTTTCATTGGTGATAGTTTCTTCAAACAACTCATTAAACTCACATTTACATGGTGTATCAAGAGCCTGAAGATAGAAATTAAGTTTATTATTAAGAAGATTGAGCATTTTTTTAACAATATAGGTTTTAACGCCTTCTTCTGATACAATAAACTTCACCGATTCCAAAATTGCCA